CAAGCTTATAAAGGTAAGGATCCTGCCGTTGCCTCGGCAACCAAGTTGCTTATTAACCGAATTGAAGCTTTCAATCCGAAGATAAGAGATTAATTTTGGTAATCTCGCCGCCTTCCAAAAAGGCGGCTACTTGGTGTGCATGCTTTTGCAAAATTGCAGAAATAGTTTCTTCAATTAACTATTCATTCGAAGATCCCGGACCAATAATTTTCGGTTCTTGCTTATCCATCCTGATAACATCATTAAGCTGCTGGGTTCTTGCCGTTGTGCTGCTTTGATGGCCTCAATATAAAACCATAGTTGTATTAATGTCAACAACTATGGTTTTAAAATATCAACATTAAATTTTAAATAGTTGTATTTAACAGTTTTTTAATTGAGTAAACAGACATGCTTGATTAAAAAATAAGCTAAATATATGCCATATTGCTGGAAATAATGCGAAGGTGCCTATTGAATACGAAACTGAGACGGAACGCCGGTACCATGAGCTGTGCCGTTTAGTAGGGGATGTGGTTTTTTGCATTGGTGGCAGAAGACCATGAGACAAAACGGGTAGTAATTGCCGATGCGCTGCGTACGGAAATTGCGAAAGGGTATAAGTGGGAATCTCGACCAACTTCAGATTATTGAACTAGCAGTGAAAATACTGGAAGAGTAGACCGAAAAGACCGGCCAAAGACCGGTCTTAATGAAGGAGAGTTTTTATAGAAGTGATTATCGAAGGCAGTGCAGGAATCAACTGCGCAAAAATAACAGCACTGACCACCCAAATGATGATGCTGTTTTTGGCGTTACCAACATCTTCTTTAGTGGCGTAGTTGGATTTGATTACAGCAATATCAGTTTTGATGGCGCCGACATCTTTTTCCAGATCTCTTACTCTTTGAAGCATGTCATCACCTCCACCGTTGCCTCCACCATGCATAAATAATGCGTCATCGTCGTCTTTTTGTCTATCGGCGGGCGGTTGGGTAGGTCCATTTTTACTGTAAAAGGAAACAACGGTGCTGTCATCCATATCTACACCTTCACATCAGTAATGTTAAAAGAAATCTCTTTTGTATCTACAACATACGATAACATTTCGAGCAACTCACACTTGAATGTATAGCATCCATACTCTTGGAAAGAAAAGTGCATATCAGCCGAGAGAAAAGTTGTGCGTAAATCAGGATGTATTTGATCTCGTGGAATTCCATCTAAACCATAAGATGTAACTACCTCATTTCCACTAGGGTCAAATAACTTCATACTAACCACATAGGAACTTTCAGGGTCGAGTTCCAAAAAAGCAGAACAAATCACCATTGACATTTTTTTTTCGGGTGAAAATATGTTCATCATCGGTGCTGCATATCGGTTTGCATTTCTTATAGCTGGGTAAATAAAACCTATTTTCCCTTTAGAGTGATCTGAATTTAAAGGTTCCATCAATTATTCATTCCATCTGCTTAGCGAGAATGCGCTAGGAAATTAGCCATGGCGCCGATAGGTTTGAGGAACGCTACCTATCACCTTTCCGTAAATAAAGACCCGGTTCATTTCATCACGTGTTATTGGATCCCATGTCTGGTATTTGGAACTATCTGAGAGAACCAGTAGATAATCTTTCATCTTTTGCAGGCGCTTAACGTGTGCAGTGTCGTCGTAGAGGAATGCATAAATCCCATCCCCGTCAAAGGACTGGACACTGATGTCGACGAAGATCAGATCACCAGGTTCGATGGTTCCAGACATGCTGTCACCTTTAACGTTAATCATCCGGATTTGCTCTTCAGAACGATTACCGAACATCATCCGGGCTTCTTCAGAGGTGTAAGTGATCGTGCGAACCACTTCTATGAACTCATTGGTATTCACTGTCCCGGGCCCGGCACTCACCGCTACATCCAACAATTCAATGCGGAAACCGTCTTGTACAGAATTTAAAGTCCGGTAATCGCTGCTATTGGATTCTATGCGCATTGGTCCAACTTCCTGATCAAGCCATTTAGCACTGACACCCAAAGCTTCAGATATTGGGATAATTAAAGTCGTGCTTTTTGCCTTCCCTGAAGCGAGTTTTTGTATCGCTGCCTGACTCACGCCGCACTTTTCAGCTAAGGCCACCTGAGTTAACCCGGCTTCGTCCATGGCTTTTTTTAGTCGATCTGCAAGAGTCATTTTCATTCCATAAAAATACAACCGCAGTTGTACAAAATCAAACAACCAACCCCTTGCAAAAATACAACTATAGTTTTATATTTTGCGTCAAATATAACGAAGGTGGTTTTATGAATGAGGTGATTAAATTCGCTATTTCTATTGTTGGTACACAAAAGAAACTGGCGAAAGCGTGCGGTGTAAGTCAATCCGCTGTTCAAAAATGGCTGCATAACAAATCAAAGGTATCACCTGAGAAAGTCGCTTTCATTGTGAAGGCTACGGGCGGCATCGTAAAAAATTATGAAATTCGGCCAGATATGCCAGAGCTATTCCCCGAACCCCCAGAGTTAACGAATGCCACTGAATAAACGGATTCAATCCTATCTAACCAGTTCAAAAACCGTAACTACCAAAGGAAAAACATCATGGTAGACCAGAAATCAGTAGTTAAAACGATGTGCAAAGCCTATCCCGGCGGTCGGTCTGCTATGGCTGGCGCTCTGGGCATGACTGAAACGCAGTTCAACAACAATTTGTACGAAAAGAACGGCTGCCGGTTCTTCGAAATTGCCGAGCTGGAAGCGATGGAAGACATCAGCGGCACTAATCATCTGGCGGATTACTTCGCCCAGCGGCGCGGTGGCTTGTTCGTTGAAATCCCAAATCGCGATGAGTTGGACCACGTTGACCTGTTTATTAAAGGCGTAAAAGTGGCGGCAAAGAGCGGGAAGGTGGATCAGCAAATAAACACGTCTATTGCAGATGACGGCGTGATTGATCAAAACGAGAAGGCCGAGATCATGGCGCTGCATTTCAAGCATTTATCTGCGCGCGATGAGTATGTGAAGTCAGTTGTGGCTTTGCATGAAAGGGTTGACGCCTCAGGAGTGCAGTCCCGAGGCGTCGGCGATTTAACTAAACGTGTGGAGTAATTAAACGCATGAACAGTTTACTCATAAAAGCTGGCATCCCGCAAATGCGCTGTAAAGCGACTGGCGGCAACAAACAAGCTTTGTCGTACGAAGTGATGGTATCGGGCCACTGGGTACCGTGCAACTACCAGATCGTCCGGTGGTGGGTAGGTTACGTCAGTGTGAGAAGCCGGAAGGTGACTGCATGTCTGAAGAAATCCAAACGCTGGACAGGCACTACAAAGATTGGCGGGGCGTTGTGGTACACGTCGTGGGCTTCGACAGAGCAGGGGATCGCGTCATCTTCATGCGTGCAGGTTACCCGCATGAATGCGCCCAGCCTACTGAACAATTCCGGCGAAAATTTAAGAGGGTCTTATGAGCGTTAAGTTATCCGCATACGTCTGGGATGGTTGCGCTGCTGCCGGTTTGAAAATATCGGCGGTGGCCATCATGGCGCGCCTCGCTGACTTCAGTTCTGACGAAGGCCTGTGCTGGCCGTCGATTACCACCATTGCTCGTCAGTTGGGCGCCGGTGAAAGCACTGTGCGCACTACGCTGGGCAAACTTGAGGCTGACGGCTGGATCACCAGTACCCAGCGCCGCAAGGGAAACCGCAACACATCGAACATGTACCAACTGAATATTGCCAAGCTTCGTGCTGCTGCTGAGGTGTCAGATTCTGACACATCAAAATCTGACACCTCAAATTCTGAAGGGTCAAAATCCGACGCATCAAAATCGAACGCGAATACCGGTTTTCACCCGCCAGAATCTGGGGGGGATCCGTTAGTAAATTCAAAACAAGATCCATCAGATAATAAAACCTCTTGTCAGCCTGCTGCGCAGACCGACGCCGAAGTTGAAATTACTGATCAAGCCAAACAGGCACTGAAACACCTGAACCAAATCACCGGTTCCCGTTACCAGCCCGCGAATAGCTCACTGGAAAACATGCGTGCCCGTCTCCGTGAAGGCCACACCCTGGAAGAACTGCAACTGGTTATCGAATACAAGCAGGTTCACTGGGGCGACTCTCCAAAAATGGCTGAATATCTGCGCCCGGCAACCCTGTTCCAGCCAGCCAAGTTTGAAGGCTACCTGCTCAGCGCGACCAAATGGGCGAAGAGCGGGCGTCCGGTATGTGTGAACGGAAAATGGACCGCTGAAGGTGGAGTAGAAGTTGATACGGCTGTCCGCCGACTGGTTGCCGGGCTTGGCTACGTAGTCGATCACCGCGAATTACGCGCCTGCGACTTCGGTGCGCCGACTATACGCCGCCGGTTCTTCATGGTGATGCGTTGTGATGGCCAGCCAGTTGAATGGCCAGTAGCGAGCCACGGGGACCCGAAATCACTGGACGTTCAGAGCGGTAAGCTTGCGCCGTGGCGCACCGCTGCCGAGTGTATCGACTGGTCAATTCCATGCCCGAGCATCTTCGACCGCAAAAAGCCACTGGCAGAGAACACCCTCAAGCGTATCGCTCGCGGCATCCAGCGCTTTGTGATCGACAACCCGACTCCTTTTATCGTGAAGTGCAATCACACCAGCACTAAAACCAGTTATGACTGCTTCCGTGGCCAGCCGTTGGATGAGCCTCTGCAGACGATCACTAAAACTCATGGTTATGCGGTCGTGGAGCCTAAATTCTCCCCGCACATTACCAAATTCCGCACAGGTGCGATTGGGCAGGAAGTTGATGAACCATTGCCGACGATCACCGCTGGCAGTTCAGAACGCCCAGGCGGAAATGGGCATGCTCTTGGTATGGTTGAAGCGACCCTGTCACCTTTCATTGCAGGCACCGGTGGTTCCGAATATCAGGGCAAACCGCGTGCAACAGATGTTCCGGTTCACACAGTGATGAAAGAATCCCACTCTGCGCTGATCGCTCCGGTTATTGCCCGGATCGGACAAACCGGTTTCGGCGGTGACCGCATGGCGTATGCAGCTGGCAAGCCATTGACCACTGTAACCAGCAAAGCAGAACACCTGTTGGTGGCTCCGGTGATCGCCCGGCAGTTTGGCAACAGTGTTGGACACGCTGCTGATGAGCCAAACGGCACTATCACGGCGGGCGGTGGCGGCAAAAGTCAGTTATGCACGGCTTTCCTCGCGAAACACTTCGGCGGTAACTACACCGGTGCTGGCGCGGCGATGGATGCACCAGCTCACACCGTTACCACCACCGATCATCATGCGCTGGTCACTTCCAATCTGATTAAGCTGCGTGGCACATGCAAAGACGGTCAGCCAGTCTCTCAACCAGCCCCAACCATCACGGCCGGCGGCCTGCATATCGGTGAGGTCCGCGCTTTCCTGCTCAAGTATTACGGCAACGAAAAAGAAGGCGTCAGCCTGGATGAATCCCTGCACACCGTTACCACTAATGACCGGTTTGGTCTGGTCACGGTCGAGGGCGTGGATTACCAGATCGTTGATATCGGCATGCGCATGCTGCAACCCCATGAGCTTTACGCTGCTCAGGGTTTCCCGAGCTGGTACATCATCGATCAGGACTACCGAGGCAAGAAATACGCCAAAGATAAGCAGGTCGCGCGTTGCGGGAACGCCGTACCGCCGCCGTTCGCTGAAGCGCTGGTGCGCGCTAACCTGCCGGAAATGTGCGGTGCTGATAAGGAGGTGGCTGCGTGAGCGAATTTCAGAAAATCTGGCTGGCTGCTTATAACGGTTGGCTGACGGCGGTCTCCCCTTCGGGGGAGCTGCATCCCACTGATTATACCGCTGCGCGGGAACATGCTGACGCTGTGCTGAATAGCCTGATCAAGGCTGGGGAGGTTGCATGCAATTGATCCTGCCATTCCCTCCGAGCGTCAACGGTTACTGGCGCTCAACTAAAAAGGGTGTGCTCATCAGCGCGCGCGGGCGGATCTTCCGGTCAAACGCGCTTGCCGCTATTTATCAGCAGTTACGCAGCCGCCCGACGGCACTACTCACCGAACTGGATGTGCATCTGGTTCTATTCCCACCGAACAGGGCGAAGCGGGATTTAGATAATTTCCAGAAGGCACTGTTTGATGGCCTGACTCACGCTGGGATCTGGAAGGACGACAGCCAGGTCAAACGCATGACAGTTGAATTGGGAGAGGTAACGAAGGGCGGAAAGGCGCAAATAACGATTACTGATTTCAAAACCGCCGGTGTGCAGCCGGTTTAACGTGTGGAGTGATTATGTCGAACGGTTTTCCTCTGGAAAAATCTAGCCGCGATATTGCAGGACTGGTGAAGAGTAAACACGGCGACGTGAAGCGATCAGCCTTGCGTCTCGCGGCTCGTGGGGTTATCAGCGAACCATTAATATGTACCTCCTATACCCATCCGCAGAACGGTCAGGAGTATCAGGAGTACTGGTTTAATAGAAGGGACTCACTTGCCTTAATTGCACAGCTTTCACCGCAACTGGTTGCTGCTTACTTGCGAGAGGGTAGGGAATCTAATGTGCGCACCCGAAGATCAACCGACACTGATGGTAACGGCTACTGCAGTCTAACGGTGATTGAATGAGAGCATTGTTAAAACCGTATCCCCAGCGAGAACTGGGGATCGTACAGTTCGCACTGCCGGCAGACATGGTGAAGTTCTTCAGCAGTAAACGCCTGCTGATCAGTAATGAACCCGCTGACCTGTATACCGCGCCGGATGGACTGGTACCGACTGAAGCCCAGTCACTTTCGCGTGATCCGCGTCTGTCTGGTTTCCTGTCATCTCCTGAAGTGATCGGGAAAGTCGGCGGCATGAAAGCGCTGACACTGTGGGTTAAACGCCACCGCGCCTGCGAGTGCCCGGACTACAACGGCGAATACCATCACCATGAACTGGTGCAGTCTCGCCGTGCGCGTGGTGTTGTGTCTCTGTGTTGGACCCATGACAACGAATATCACGGGAAAGAATCGGTAAGACTCGATGCTGCTGCACTGTCGAATACCACTGAATTTGTGACCGAGTCTATCCGCGAGCTTTCTCGATTGTCAGCCGGACATCAACTGACCCTGCCGGAACTTTGCTGGTGGGCAACGAGTAAGGGGCTGGCGCCACAACTGCCGGAGGAAATCATATGTGAAGCTCTTGGCATGAAATACCTGCCTCCGGGCACGCAGTTGAAAGAATCGGACATTAATCCCAGCGAACAAGAGCCAAGGGAAGTGATGGCGAGCAACATCAAACCGGTGCTGGCGCTGGCCGTTGATCCGGAAACTCCGGAATCTTTCATGCTTCGCCCGAAGCGCCGCCGGTACGAAAACACGAAATACACCCAATGGGTAAAGCGCCAGCCGTGCTGTGCCTGTGGTAACGGGTCAGATGACCCGCACCATATCACTGGCAACGGCTTTGGCGGTATGGCAACAAAAGCGCATGACTTGTTTGTGATCCCGCTGTGCAGACGGTGTCACGACTCACTTCATGCGAATACCCAGAGCTGGGAAGAAGAACATGGCACACAGGAATTTTGGGTGCTGAAGACATTAGACCGCGCGCTGGCGATGGGTGTTATCGCAACCGGCAAAGCAAAATAAGTGTGGAGTGAATAATGCGTGATATTCAACTGGTGCTGGCTCGTTACGGCGTGTGGGCGAAAGATAATTCAGGCGTGGACTGGTCACCGATTGCGGCGGGCTTTAAAGGCCTGCTGCCGACTGAATCCAACAAGGTCGAATCCTGCTGTGATAATGATGGCCTGATTGTAGATGCCGCAGTAGGTCGTCTGGCTGCCGTCCGTAAACCGGAAGAGGTAACACTCATCATGCTGCATTATCGCTTTGGTCTGTCGAAACGGAAAATAGCTAAAATGTATAAGGTGAGTGAAGGCCTGATCCGCCAGCAGTTGCAGGTTGCGGAAGGATTCGTGGATGGTTGTCTGGCGATGACCGGCGCGGTGCTAGAAATGGACGCCTACACCCAGAAAATTAGAGTGGCGAAAGTCGCTTAAAATAGTTCTAGTGCGCTACGCAAAAACTCTTGTAACCTGTTAAGAGTGGTCACGTAGTCACAAAGCTTAGACAATCTGAGAACCCCGCTCCGGCGGGGTTTTGTCTTTTATGGGCATATGATACGTTGATCCCGTTGCGGTGAATCCTACCTATGCGGTAGGGCTAATAAGCTATGCCCTCGTAGTGAAGACAGCGAACCACGGTTAGCTCACCAACGGTTCACCGGGAGGCACCCGGCACCGCGACAATCAGACAATGCTTTTCAGTCAGCGAAGATGGAATAACCTGGAGTGTCTGGAAAGCAAATTCGCATGAGCGTTGCTGGCAAAATCTGCTGTAATGCCTCATATGTTTTGTATTCAGCAAGAATGCAAGCCTGTCGAAACAAACTCATCATCAACTTTAGATAAAGAAGACACTTCATTACGTTATGCCCTCTAATATAGATTTCTCTTGGTATTTAAATCATTGGAGGCGCTGTGAAGAGAAGGGTTTGGTTCGCTTGGCTATTTATGGTGGCATCTTTTGGTGGGTATGCGGATGGCGTTCACCACATAGACCGAAAGCTTGCACATGGTGCAGTGCCCCATTTCAACATTATCGACACCTCAGAAACGCCTGACGAACATATTAGTGAAAAAATGCATGAAAAAGCCGTAAGACATTGAAATATTAAGAATCAATACAAAACCTCGAAGAAATGCGTTTTTTTTGCTTTCTGAAGGTTAGAAATATGCACCAATAAACGGATAGACCGCAGGCATCAGCCAATGCAGCAGTCATGATGCTACCCTGAGTCGCAAAGTAACGCGAGCCTGTGTAACTACGGGTCAAGATTTCTATATCAAAAAAGTTCCGATAAAGCAGCGCGCCAGCCATACGCGCACCGGTTATTAGCGGCAAGGAGCGACACAAGACTCAAGGGCATGAGCGCAGTCACAGCGAGAAATGGCAAAGAATTCCTGCATATCCTGAGCGTAGTTTTCTCTTTTTATGCTGTATGTTATTTTTATGTTGTTGCGGTGAATCCCCCTATGCGGTGGGGCCTAAACAGCTTATGAACTAGGTAGGCACAGAATGCGCGAACCAAGGTTAGCTGGCCAAAGGTTCACCGGGAGGCACCCGGCACTGCAACAGCCAAATTAGCGGATGAGAAGTCCACTACTACAGCATGGACGTGATCAGTTTCTTCGGCTTTTTGGATTCACCAGTTTGCAATAGCTCAAGAAGCTCGCCTTTGGTGACTTTACGGCCGCATGATGCACAACGAACGTCAGAGAATTTAGCTTCCAGATTAAAGTCATTTGGGTAAATGAGAAATTCGCATCGGCAAATGGAACAGCTAAACTTCTCCAGAACAGTCTCAATATGCATTGAATCATCCTATTTAAAATAATGTAAATTCAATAAAATAAAGAAAGGCCCTCTTTTGGGAGGGCTCTGATATATATGCAAATGAAAATGTACTCCTGAGTCTTGCTTTAGTAAATCTCATGAGGAAGTAAAAAATAGCCATCACCATCGTTCGTTTGCTGGATGCCTGCTATCTTATGTAAAACATCACATGGGACCATTGGCATGAAGCTACTGAATAACGAATATGAATACAGAGAATGGGTAGTAAAAGGCTACCTTCATTTGGATGAGGAGTTTCCTTCGGTTTTCGAACCTGACGAGCTTGAAAGAGAAATTCTGCGTCAGGCACCCAAAGAATTCCCTTGCATTGCACAAATTGTAGAAGGTGAGGGCGGTTACTCCCTGCAGTCTGTTCAATTCTTATATCGATCCCAGATAGAAGAGTGGGCAAAGCTGTTAGGCATAGTTAGTTAGAGAAATACATTATTCCAATGGGCTGTCTCTGGGCGGCCTTTTTTATGCCCTCAATTCGGTTGTAAGGACACCTACGGCGATAGGAGGTTATCGATTGGCAAACGCGGCCACAGAGAGAAGTGGCAAAGAACTCCAGCCTCGAGTCAGCGTAGTTTTCTCTTTTTGTGCTGTATGTTATTTTTATGTCGTTGCGGTGGATCTCACCTAAGCGGTGGGGCAAATCAGCTAGCGAAGTAAGTTTGGCACAGTGTAAGCGAACCATGGTTTGGCTGGCTAAAGGTTCACCGGGAGGCACCCGGCACCGCAGCACATAATAAACACTGCTTTCCAGTCTGCGAAGATGGGATCACCCGGAGTGTCTGGAAAGCACATTCGCATGAGCACTGAAACGATCCTCATCGATAAGTCGTTTGTAGCTTGGTAGGCCAATGCTCAGCCGAATTTTAGCAAAAGCCAATGTTCGGCTTTTCGTATTTTAAGATTTAAGACTTTTCAGATGTAAAAAACCTCACTTACAGCGCAGGCAATAAGTGAGGTTGCCCAAATAAGGCCAACATAAACACCAACATCACAACACATGGTAATAAGTTTTTTTAACAATTAAAATATTTTTTAAGTCAAATTAAGTTGATCTTCTTTGTTCAGAAATAGAACAAGGATAATTAAATTTTGTACCAATGCTGTGTCTGACCAAGTCTTAACGTCATAAATATAGCCACAGAAGATGTGGCTAAAGATACTTAGGCTGCGCTTATGCGTGGCCTTTTTTATGCCCTCGATTCGTGGAGGACAATAACAGCGATAAGGGGTTTATCAATGTCTGAGCCGGTATCAGCCAGCAGGATAGAACGATAGCGGTCGGCATACTGACCCAGTACGCCAAACAGCAGGCTCCGAAGCATATCGGTAAAGTCGCAGGGAGACGCATGGCTGAATGCCTACGCATTATGGCAAAAATGGCGTTTGAAGATTATGCGCGGTCGGCGGCGGCCACTTCTGATATTTTGTCCGAACTTGGCGTAATTTATCTAAATCATAGGCGTTTCTGTAGATGAGCACCTAGAAAAGCTTTGAGAGCCCTGCAAAAATGCGGGGCTTTTTCGTTTCTGCACATCAGGTAAGAGCATCGGCTTGGTAAGCTGGGACATTTCCGGCCAGTCAAAGGGGTTAATGC